TTCTCCTTTGGTCGTATAGACCATTATCGCTACGCCGTCTCTATACCGTCTGCCTAGCCAGTCTGCGTAACTAAATTAATACTAGGAACTTATTTTATAAAACAAAAAAGGCGCTCTTACAAGCGCCTTCTTCGTATCTGGGAGGATCCAGTGTAAGTTTTAATTAACTACCTTGTGATGCATAAACACAACGAGGATCAGAGTAACCAAAGCTATATCTCTCACGTGCTTTGTATCTCATGTTTCCTGTATCAAAATCGCCTTCCATGCCTGTAGCAAGGGCAGCTCTTGTGAAGTGTTTAAATCCATTAGGACAATCTGTTTTTACGAACCATGCATCAGTATCAGTTAGATAATGGTTAACAGTGTAACCACCTGGTAGCATGCCCATATTTTTCAGAGCGTTAATATCATTGTCAGCAGTACCAACTCTAAGAGTAGAGTTTAAAACTCTATCAACTACAAATTGAATGTTAACTGGAATAATTAATTTATTCCCTTGCATTGCAATCTTTAGTCCTCTTTCATCGATAAAACCAGCAATATCAATCATCGCTTGTTCTAATGAGGTTTCGTTAATATCTGCATCAGTTGCAGATCTGTTAGACCAGGTTCCACCTAGTGCAGTTGGGTGAGCAGTGTTAGCTAAAGTAACTCCGTCTCCACCAGTTGTTGCAAATGCTGTGTTTAATACATCAGCACCTCTAACTTGTTTAGTGTAAGCCATTGAACGTGCCAATGCCTTTGTATATCTAGCAGATAAAGTATCATATAAATTATCTTCTACAGCTTCTTCTGTTAAAGCAAATGCTAGTGCAATTGTTTCGTGAGTGTAACGTGCAGTGAAAGATTCAGAAGCGGTATCAAAACCTACTGCTGCTCCTTCTGCTTTCACGTTAGCTTGTCCGAAACCAACTAACATAACTTCTTCTTCAAAAGCTCTATCTGATGATTCATTATCAAAAATTTCTGCTGCTTCGTTTTCGTAGCGTGCGTACTCCAAACCGAACAGGGCATTTAAACCAGGTTCTAGTTCTTTGGCAAGCTGTGCTCTATTAATAGCCATATCCTATCTCCTATATCCCTGAGGTTGAGTCCATATAATGGACGTTAAGTTTTACGACCGCTAATCGGCCTGCTACAGTTTTATCAACTGTACCTGCATCTACTGAAGCTTGATCATCAAATCCAACAATTTTACAATTTAATGTTGCCGATCCTGATGCGATAGTGCCTGTAGCTAGTTCCCCGTAAGAGTAACCAGTTGTATCACTTCCAGTAATTGCTGTCGCTAAGTTTGCATTAGCAAACAAAGCAGCATCAGGTAATGCACCATCAGCATTAATAACGAATAATGCATCAGGATTATCTGCTACAAAAGCTGTTGCTTCTGTTGACGGTTTAACCGCCCGCATAACCAGGCCAGTGTGCTGACCAAGTTGGTGTTCCATCAGTTGCGATATATCGACAACCCATAAAGACACCTAACAAAGGTACAGTACCGCCATTAGCGTTACCCACGACATCTATTAAACCTGCGGCTAGAGGAATTACTGGAGTACCAGTCCAAATTTTGGAAGTAGTACCAGTAGTTAATCCATCGAAGTTTATAGGATACGCATTAACACCTTGGTTATTATAATTTGAGCCTGTTCTTTCGTAAGGACGAAGACCAAAACTCGCATCTATATTAGCCATAATATGTCTCCTTTAGACAATGTGAAATAGAGACATCAATCTTACCCATTAAGATTTTTTTGACTCTACCGTATTCTACCCTACTCTGTCTATCTTTTGAGATAGGCATTGAAGGGTGCTCTTGTTTCATGAGATCATTCTCGAATGGATGCTTTTTGATCGTCTGTCTTGACGCTGAAAGTAAGCGTCTCTATCTTCTTTAACTTCGATCGGACATCTCATTAATAATAATCCTCCAACTCCGATAACACCTTTATATTTACCTTCTTGTATAGATGGTAAATCATTTCTGCCTGGATATTCACTTATATTAACAAATTCATATCCTGAACGTAAGCGACCCAAAATGTTTTTTTCATCTGCTTCGCCACGAAATTCAGCACGAACCCAACGATGGTGAAAACCTTCGGGTGGTTCGGGTGCTTCTAAACTTGAAGGAGGAACCCATCCTCTCTTGCGAGCTTTTTTTTCACGGGTTTCAATTTTGCGTGGGGATTTATTTATCTTTTCAGTCATTGTATTATGCCTCCTTCACGTGTTTTGCATATTCTTCTAATGGCACACCTAATTTTTTTGCTATCGCAACCTGCGATGGTGTGAGTTTTACGGTTCTGCGTCCAGTTTTCGTCGATCGATTTGCAGAAGCAACAGCTTGGACGGGCTTACTATTACTACTATTATCCTCTATCTTACTATCTTTAAAGCGATGAGGAAACTCTTTTTTTATTCTTTTATCAATTTCTTGATAATATTCGTCAGTGCGAGGATCAAAACCTTCTTGTTCGGTTAATTGTTGATGCAATCCATAAGCTGCATAAGTCATAATTTGATCTTCTCCAAACCATGAATTATCTTCAGCCCATTTTACAGCACGAGGATCTGGCGGTGGAGGTGTTTGAGGTTGTTTTTTAACCGAAGCAGTATCAGGATTAGTAGGTTGAATATTTTCTAATCTTCTTTTTTCTCTTGCTACTCTATCTCCTTCTTGAGTTAGTGTTGCTATTTCTTTTTGATATTCTACTTGTCCATCAACATCACCATTATTAATAGCATTCTTTAAATTTGTTTTCGCTGCATCAAGTTGAGAATCAATGCGAGCCGACATATCAGAAACATAAAGCTTATTCGTTTCTGAAGTTCTATTTTTTAATTGTGAATTTTCTTCTTGAATTTTTCTTGCATATTCTACCGCTGCTTGTTCACGACGTTCAGACTCACGCATTTTTCTAGTAAGTTTATCAATACGTTTTTTAACTCCTGTACTATATTCTTCTAAATCATCTTTCGGTTCATCTGCTTTTTTTCTTCTTTAGTTTCTTCTTTTTTTTCTTCTACTACTTCTACTTTTTCTTCTTCTTTTTCTTCTACTATTTCTCTTATATTACTTTCCTCTACAGGAACTTCTTCTTTAGTTTCTTCTTTAAGTGTTACTTCAACACTATTACCACTTGTATCTATTGGAACCATTTTTTCTTCAGCCATAATAATCTCCTAAAATAAACTTGCTGGCAGTATGTCTTTCGGATGATCAATGACTGCCAGTATTTCATCATCATTTACTATTCTAAGTTCCCCACCTTCTATACGAATTCTTGATCCAGCATATTTGGTAATAAGAACCCAATCAGTGACTTTACACCAAGCACCGTTTGGAAATCTTTCTTTGTCTTTATAAGCATCAGGTCCTACTTTTAAAACTCTACACACATTCGTTGCTATTTGAGCTTCTGCTACCGTTTCATCTGTAAGATGTAATCCTGCTTTTGTTTTTTTCTCTAACAATAAAGGAAATAAAACAATTCTAAAACCTGTAGGTTCTGGAACTTTTCCTATTTCTTTTTTTGTTTTGTAAGGTTTTTCATTAATATCGATGATATTAGTTTCGGGTATCATTATCTTCGGCTTCGTCATATCGCTCCTGTTTTTTTAGCAGGTCCGTGAGTTCCTGTACTATTTCATTATATCCATGTAATTTTCCTAGAAGATACTTATATTCTTCAAAGTCTTTTACACCCTTGTTTATAACTGTATTAACTTGTTCTTGTCTAGTTTTAATTATTTTTTTTAAATAGTCAATTACTGTAATTAATTCCATTAACCACAATCTTTCATGATCGCAGCCAAAGCTTCACATCTTTTTTTTGTTTGTTTTCTCCAACGTGAATCGAGCATTTGTAAATGAGCCTCGTGATAATTTTTTTCTTCAAGTGCCAAAAGCATCTTAGCAAACTTCATAACCCCTGTAGTACCAAGTTGATATACCATTTCCACAATACATTCCCAAGCATTAGGATGAAGATCTTTAATATGACCTACTAAAGTATTAGCTCCTTCTTTCGCTTCTTGTAAGTCTGTTAAAAATAATTCATAAAGTTCTTCTTCAGGATATTCTACTCCTTCTTCAAAAACATCTGTTGGTTTTACTAAATGGCCATAACCTATTGTAGCAAATCCAAGGGTATCTTTATAAATTTTTGGAACAAATCCTTCATGTTCCATAATTCTCTCTTCTAAGCTCATGTATATATTTTAGTTTTAGGTCTTTTGTTTGATAGCATACGACCGAACCCTCTAGGTTTAACAATCACAAAACCACCATGTTTATAATTCTTAGCCCACTTCTTAGCAATTTCTGGCTCATTTGCAAATAAATATTTTCTCTGCTTCTCTGATTTGAAAGGCATTATTTTTTCTTTTTCTTAGGAAAACCTTTTTTCATATTAGCATAAGCCTTAGGACTAATAGTAGATTTCTTTTTAGATCTACTTGTCCCTGCTTTTTTTCTTTTGTTTATATTATAATATAATCCTTTTTTCTTCTTTACACTTCCACCCTTTTTTTTATTAACGGCTGCGCCTGTTAAATGGTTGACCTTTTAATTTCATACCTGTTGGATCGCCTTTAGGTTTACTTGCAATTTGTGCTTTCATTCCTGCAGCATTAGCTTTCATTTGTGGAACAGTTAAATTTTTTGCTGATAATCTAGCCATTATTTAGTAAGACCCTTTGCCTTCTCAAAAAGTTCTGAGGCCCGATACGCCGAGCATTGAAAGTGACAATTGCTAGAAGGGGCCCAGTTTCTATGGCAGGTGGGACAATATCTATACCTGAAAATTTTGCATACCAATCAATACAGGGAGATAGGATAAAGGCGAAGAACAGCGCCAGGGCTCCGCACCAGCCAATCGCCGGGCGCCACCCAGCAACAAATACGGATCGATGACCTGCTTCTTTTGCATTTACGTCTAATTGTTTTTCAGCGATTTTTTGTTGAATACGCTGCATTAATATTTTTTTATCTAGCTTTTCCCCCTCTGAGGTGTGCAAATCATCGACCACTTTAGCAATAGTTTTTAATGCACCACCTTGGCCTCCTATAATTCCTTGAATGATGCCAAACATTTTATGCAGCTCCGCCTGTCATCCAGCTAATTACCCAGATAACTACAATGGCTACGATAGCCGCTTTGATCCAATCCTTCATTTTCCATTGGCTCCACTCTTTAATGTGTTCCCATAGATCTTTTAATAGGTTCATATAACCTCCTTTGTTAAAGTAGCAAAGTATACTATTTTAAACCTTTGAATGCTACCTTTTTAATTTGCATTTTACTTCGTTGTCCTTTTGGTCCAGCACCTAAGTTATCTTTAACTTTTGGTCCTTTCGCACTAGCTGTATATACATCAATAATTTTTTCTTGATTAACAAATTTTCCTGCATAAGGATTCATATCTGTAGATACAGTCATTTTTGCATTAGGGTACAAACTTCCGTTAATGTATTTTGGTTTTGGGTTATCCATAATAATTCCTTTAATGATATGTTATTTGTTCAGATTCTATTATAAAACTTTTATCAGCAAAATCAAATAAGATTTGTGCATCTCTTGCTCCTACCTCTTCTATAAGAATAAGTTTAGC